CGTACATCGAAGCGGTTGCGCGTCAGGTGCCGGAACTGCCGGCGCAGGAGCAGCTACTGGAGCCGATCCGCATGACCGCTCACATTTACTACGCCTCGCGGCGACCGGACCTTGATCCGTCGCTGATCCTCGACGCGCTGCAGGGCCGCGTCTACCGCAACGACCGCGCGGTGCGAGAAATGCACCTGTACCATCACCTCGACCGCGAGAACCCTCGGGCCGAGCTTCTTCTGGAGGAGATTACCGATGAGTAAGAAAAGCAACGAGAGTGAATTCCTAACCCCAGTTCAAGCCGCGCGTGAATTGATGATGACACCTGGCGGTGTCAGGACGGCGATCCGGCGCGGCGCGCTGCCTGCGTTGCGCGTTCTGGGAAGGCTGAAGCTGCGCGCGGAAGATGTGCGCGCTGCGAAGGAGGGTAGTCCCACAGCAGCGGAGGTTCGTCATGCAAAACGATGACCTGACCCGCTACGCCGAGCGCCTCACGCGCCTGCTCGACGCCGCCGACGAAGCGCGCGCGGACCTCAAGGAGCTGAAGATCGAGATCAAGAGTGCGGGCTATGACCCGGCGGCGCTGGTGCGCGTGGTGCAGCTGCGCCGCGACGAGCGCAAGCGGGCGCGCGAGCAGGAGCGGCTGCAGGCGGTGACGCTCTACGCCGACAGGCTGGGCGTCCAGCTCGACCTCGGGATCTAGGAACAGGCCAGGCCCTCCCTTGCCGTGGCCGGCGGGCTGCGGAACCTAAAAGCGACCCAGCGGGCTCTGCCCGTCAACCAGCCCCTGGCCGGTGCGTTTGCTGGATGGATCGCTCCCGCCACTTAACCCGAACGGAGGCAGACATGGTTCTCGGATGGCAGGATTTCGTCGTGATCGGCATCATCGTGTGGGCGCTGCTGGACGGCAGGCGATAGCGCGCCTTGACGCGCGATTGAGGCGCTTCTATCTTGTCCAAACCCTAACCAAAGGATGCGGACATGGACACCAGCAGAATTGAAGCGGCGAAGCGTGGCATCGGCAAGTACATCGGCAAGCCGTGCCAAGTCTGCGGCAACACCGAGCGGTACACGACCAGCGCGTCCTGCACCGCCTGTACGCGCCGCCACAACCACAGCAACAAGCTGAAGATCCGCGAGCTGCTCAAGCAGGCCAGGAATGGTGCGTGATGCGCTTCTATTCCTTCCACATCGGCGACTATGCCAGCCACACGCGGCACCTGACGCTGATGGAGGACCTCGCTTACAGGCGGCTGCTCGACCTCTACTACATGAACGAACGCCCGTTGAACGCCCGTTCAGCGGACGTTGCACGGGCCATCAACATGCGCGAACACGAAGCCGAGGTGGCGACGGTTCTGGGCGAGTTTTTCGAGCTGGTCGAGGGCTCGGGATGGGTCAATCGGCGCGCTGACGAGGAAATTGTGCGCTGCAAAAGCAAGCAGGAACAAGCCTCTAGGGCCGGGAAGATGTCGGCGCAACGGCGGTTCAACGCCCGTTCAACGGACGTTCAACCACCCATTACCCATGACCCATTACCCAATACCCATGAAAGAACAGAACCGGATAAGTCTGTTCTGGGGGGTGCAGGGGGGAAGCGCGCAGAGCGCGCCGACCGAGGCACCCGCCTGCCCGACGATTGGTCGCCGTCGGACGAGGACCGCGCCTTCGCCGGCGCCCTCGGCGTCGCGGTCGAGCGCGAGGCGGCGTCGTTCCGCGACTACTGGCACAGCAAGCCCGGCGCGGACGGGCGCAAGGTCAACTGGTCGGCAACCTGGCGCAACTGGGTGCGCCGCAGCAGCGAAAGGAAGCAGGGCAATGGCACAGGATCTCGCACCGAACGCAACGGGTTTATCGTTCACGCTGAGCGCCTTGCTCGGGAGGATACAGACCGAGCAGCCGGGCGCTCCGTTGTCGATTTCCTCGACGCAGAAGACCGAGGCTGAGCGCGCGCTGGTTGCCGCCGAGGCCGCGCTGCAGCCCGCACCGCAGGCGCTGGCCGAGCGGTTCGTGACGGCGCTTGGCACGTTGACGGCGACGCGCCCGGGCGAGGCTGACGGTCTGGCGAAGGTTCGGGCCTACGCGGCGATGTTGGAATTCCCGGCCAGCGCGTTCACGCGGTCGAGCCTCGACGCGGCGGCGCGCAAGTTCCGGTGGTTTCCGAGCTACGCCGAGCTGGTCGAACACCTCGAGGCCGAGGTCGCGCAGGCGAAGGCGCTGCGGCACCAGCTGCGCCGGGCAGTGGCCCTGCCGGTCGAGGGGTCGAAGCCCTCGGGCAAGTACTCGGCCATGACGGACGCCCAGAAGGCCGAGTTCGACGCTGCGATGGCGAAGTTCAGGTCGCGGTTCGCCTCGGATGCCTCTAGGAACGCCGAGGATGGCTCAGGAACGCCGGAATGGGTTCGGAAGTCAGCGCGACCCACATCTTCCGCTTCCGCTCTTCCTGAGCCATCCTAGGAAGAAATCAACGGAGCAGCTCGTGAGCGTGTGCGTTTACTGCGGAGATGCGGCCACCGAAAAAGATCACATCATCCCGTATTCCTATGCGGGGATGTGTTCGGTCAGAAGCGGCAAGGCGGGGAACTACGCTGGAGAAACCGTCCCAGCTTGCAAGGATTGCAACTCTTGGCTTGGTAGCCGAATGATCCTTACCGTCGCGGAGCGAAAAAAAGCCGTGGCAAGGTCTCTTCCCAAGAGATACGCCAAGCTCCTCAGAGCGCCCAACTGGACGCTAGAGGAGCTTGAAGAAATTGAACAATCACTCAGAACAGCCATCGAGACGACGGCGAAGAAAAAGGCGGCAATCAAGCGCAGGATTAGGTGGGCGTCAGAAGCTTGAGCGCGTTTCGTGTCGGAGGTGCGGCGAGAGGTGGGCGTGAACGCAGGGCGATATGCGGTTGACGCATGGCGTGGGGCGGGGCATCATCATTGCAGATCCCGTATGTTCAAAGACGGCGAATAAAATCAACGACATGGCTGCGCGCAAAAACAAGCTGCGGCTCAACGACGACTGGAAAGCGAAGATCCAGGCGTCGAACCTATGCTGGCGTCTCGCCGCGCACGTCGAGGGCAAGATCGAATTGAGCCCGACGCAGGTCCGCGCCGCTGAGATCCTGCTTCGCAAGACCGTGCCAGACCTTGGCCGCACCGAGGTGACCGGCCCCGAGGGCGGCCCGCAGGTCATCCGCTACGAGTGGAGCGAGCCCGAGTGAGCGCGCCGCGCGTGCAGACCGTGCGGCTTCCCTACGCGCCTCGGCGAGCGTTCCTGCCGTTCCATCGCCGCACGCAACGCTGGGCTTGCCTCGTCGCGCATCGGCGCGCAGGGAAAACGGTTGCCGCGGTCAACGACCTGATCCGCGCCGCGATCACCGCGCAGCGACCGCACGCGCACTACGCTTACGTCGCGCCGTATCGCTCGCAGGCCAAGTCCGTCGCCTGGGACTACCTCAAGCGCTTCGCCGCGCCCGCTACCGCCGGCGTGAATGAGGCCGAGTTGCTGCTCACAACGCACACGGGCGCGAAGATCCAGCTGTTCGGCGCGGACAACGCCGACGCGATGCGCGGCCTCGGGTTCGACGGCGTCTACTTGGACGAGTACGGCGACTTTCGCCCGAGCGTCTGGGGCAACGTCATCCGCCCGACGCTCTCGGACAAGCAGGGCTGGGCGGTGATCGGCGGAACGCCCAAGGGCCGCAACCAGTTCTACGAGGCCTTCGACGCCGCGCAACGCAGCCCAGACTGGTTCTGCCTGCGCCTGCCAGCCAGCGCCTCGGGCATCCTGCCGCCGACCGAGCTTCACGCCCTGCGCGCGCAGCTGACGCAGGACCAGTACGACCAGGAGTACGAGTGCTCGTTTGAAGCGGCCATATTGGGGGCGTTCTACGGCGTCGAAATGCGCGAGGCCTCGGACGCCGGGCGCATCGGGCGCGTCCCGCACGATCCCGATCGCCCGGTGTTCACGGCGTGGGACATCGGATACCGCGATGACACGGCGATCTGGTTCTATCAGGTCGCTGGCGGCGAGATCCATGTGCTGGACTACCACGCCAGCAGCGGCTCGACCGTCGCGGACCTCGCGGAGGTCGTCGCAGGCAAGCCCTACCGCTACGCCCGCCACCACCTTCCGCACGACGCCCGGGCGAAGACGCTGGCAAGCGGCGGGCGCAGCGTGGTCGAGCAGCTCGCGGCGCTGCTCGGCGGCATCGGCAAGTTCACGATCGTCGCAGACCTCGGCGTGCAGGACGGCATCCAGGCCGCTCGCCTTGTCCTGCCCCGCTGCTGGTTCGACGCCGAGCGCTGCCGAGAGGGCATCGAGGCCCTGCGCCAGTATCAGCGCGAGTACGACGAGGACAAGCGCGCCTTCCGCGCGACGCCTAGGCACGATTGGACCTCGCATCCGGCTGACGCTTTCCGTATGCTGGCCGTCGCGTGGCGCGAGGAAGCGCCCGTCGAGCCGCCCCGGGCCGACCGCCCGCTGCTCGTCGGCGCCGCAAACGCAGCCACGCTGAACGATATGTGGGCCGCGCACGAAACGCGCAGCAGGAGCGCCAGGATATGAGCGAGTCGAGCGAGTACCACGCCGCGATGGGCGAGTTCGCAGGCCGAGTGCTTTGCACCGGCATCGCCGCGCAGTTCATGCACTGGAGCACGAAATCCTACGCCGCGCACAAGGCCCTGGGCGACTACTACGAGGCGCTGCCCGGCCTCGTGGACACCGTGGTCGAGGCGTATCAGGGCTGCTATGGCCTCGTCGGCAAGTTCGTCGCCCGCATGGACCCGCCGCGCGGCATGAGCGGCGAGGCGATGGCGAGCTACTTCGATGACGTGAAGGCCTACGTCGAGAAGCAGCGCGAGAAGCTGCCCGAGCGCAGCGAGCTCCAGAACGCGATCGACGAGATCGCCGCGCTGATCGACGCCACCATCTACAAGCTCCGATTCCTGTCCTGAGGAGGCCCGAATGGCCGGCGTGAACAACCCGTATCGCTACGCTTACGAGACCGTCGCGGTCTCGCAGTCGAATCAGGTCCTGGGCGGCACGGGCGCTGCGGGCGACTACCTGCACCGCATCGTCGTCGCCGTCGCCACCGCCGCAACCTCGACGGTCTCGGTGATCGACGGCTCGACCACGATCCTCGCGATCGCGGCCAACACGCCGATCGGCGTCTACTCGATCGAGATCAACGCCGTCAGCGCCAGCGGTGCGTGGAAGATCACGACGGGCGCGGGCGCGACGGTCCTGGCGGTCGGGATCTTCAGCTGATGAGCGCGGCGTGGCAGCGCAAGGAGGGGAAGAACCCCGCCGGCGGCCTCAATGCCAGGGGCCGCGCCAGCTACAAGGCCCAGACCGGCGGCACCCTCAAGCCGCCCGTGAAGTCCGGTGACAACCCGCGCCGTGCCTCGTTCCTCGCGCGCATGGGCAACATGCCCGGCCCGATGAAGGACGAGAAGGGCCGCCCGACCCGCTTGGCACTCGCGCTGCGCGCATGGGGCGCCTCTTCGAAGGCCGACGCGAAGGCCAAGGCCCGCGCCATCAGCGCGCGAAACAAGGAGTGATCCAGATGGCGATGAGCCGCGAAGAACAGGACGCCTTCGACCGCCGCATGGCGGGCATGGACCCGATGCTGCGCCCCGAGGGTACCGCCGGCGGTCCGGTTCGCAGCTACAGCTTCAGCGACCTTCGCCGCATGCTCGGGTTCGGTGAACGCCCGGCGATGTCGCCCGCCGAGGCTGCCGACGCCGCGCAGATGTACGTCCGCGCGCAGGCCCCGGCTCCGTTCGCGCCGAACGCCCCGCCGCCTCCTCCGCCCGCGCCGCCGCCCGCGGCCCCGCCACGTCCCGCCGCCCCGCCCCGCCCGCGCCTGCCGGTGATGCGTGGCCTGCCGACGAACGAGGCAGACTTCGTGCCGCCGCGCGTCGATACGTTCGGCGGCGTGACGCCGGCGGACATGGCGGCGATGGCCGCACCCGCGCCCGCACCCGCACCCGCGATGCCCCCGGCGGCGGACCCCATCGGGCCGCCGCCGGCGCGCCCGGTCACAGACTGGAATCGCAAGTCGCCAATCGATCTGGCTTGGGCGCTACGCCAATCCGACGAGCGGTTCGCGCGCAGCACCGGTTCTTCGCGCATGTCTCCATGGCCGCGATGATCTCGATCGCCACCGTCCTGCGCTCCGGCGGCGACTACCGCGCCGAGCATGTCCGCGCCCTGGCAGACATGTGCCGCCGGTTCGCGCCGGAGCATCGCTTCGTCTGCCTGACCGACCAGTGCTACGCCTTCGCTCACAGCTGGGACATCGACGCGCGACCGCTGAAGCACGACTGGGCGGGCTGGTGGGCCAAGATGGAGCTGTTCACGTTGCCCGGTCCCGTTCTGTTCTTCGACCTCGACACCGTTCT